CACCCGCCGCCATATCGAACGCGACGCCCATAGTCGCCGCATCTTTGGCATAGCCTAATAGATTCTCTCGTGCGACACCTGATTGACCGCCTGCGGCAACGATAGCGGCGATCTCTTCACCGGCCATAGGAATTGTGCGGGTCAGTTTCAAGATGTCGTTACCCATTTCTTTGAATTGTTCGGGCGTATCGAAATCCACTACTTTGCGCACATCCGCCATAGCACTTTCAAACTTGATCGCCGGGTCAGCAAGTCCGCGAATAGTCCCCGCCACAGCGGCCGCTGATGAAGCTAAAGTGCCAAGACTTGCCATTCCTGTTTTAGCCAATGCGCCCATCTTTTGCGTGGTTTTAAGACTTTCATCACGCAAGATTTTAAAACTGCTACAAACGCCCTGGATGCCTTTAATAGCACCGCTGACGCCTGCGGTAATGACTAACCCTATTGCTAATTTATTTGACATCGTTTATAGTCCCGTCCAGTTAAATAAGGGGGTAAAAATGCAAGGTGAAAAACTGATTGAAAATGCACAAGCCGTTGTATTTTTATTTGCCGTTTCAGGCTACGGTTATAGTCTGTATCGCTTCCTATCGTTTTATAGTGAAAGTAACGAATTGACATGGATTGCTATCGCCATTTCGGCCTTTTTGTTCGTGTTGCCTTGGGGATTAATCGGAGCGTTACTTGCTTTTGCAGTAAAAGTGGTGATTACCTCTCTTACCGGTATATTCACCACCGCCCAAACGCTGTTCAGACATTAAAAACAAAGCCGCTTAAATAGCGGCTTTTGTGTATTTGGCTTTTATTTGTCGGTTGGCTTGTTCCAGCCAACGTTCCACTTCGTCCAAGGTCATATCTTCCAATTCGCTTGGTTGGAAACCGAACCAAAAGGCTAAATCCGCCACCGCCGCATTCAGGCTTTCTGTGCTTACTTTCCCTTTTGCATTTTCTCAATGATTTGGGCGGCGCGTTGGAAGTCCGCTATATCCAGTTCATCAATATCTTCCGGGACTAAGTTGGTCACAATAGCCAATAAGCTCACGCTTTGTTCCGCTTCGGTTTTGCCGGTCATTTTGCGAATATCACGTACTTTCGGGCGACGGATTTTTAATTCGGTGAGGGTGTTTCCTTGCCCGTCTTGAATCGGGAAATCGAGGGTAAGAATAACTTCAGACATAAAAAAACTCCTTAGTGGGTTATCGTTTAACTTCACTAAGGAGAATATCGCATTAGCCGTTTTGTTGATTTTAAAGGCGTTTAAAGGTTTTTAATCCCTTATTGCCCGATATTAGTGCGGTATTTTTGCAATACATCTTGACCGTTTACACGATAGATGTTGGCAAGAACATCAATGAACAATAGTTCTTTCCCGGCAACGGTTTGTTTAATTGAATAAACATCAACCGTATCAGTAAACTCAGCATTTTCTTTGTTCTTGTGACTTGTTCCACCCACTTTACCGGCAGATACGTTCATGATTGTCACCATAGGCTCTTCTGCCGCTAAACCACGAGAATCAAACACTTGGAGATTAGAGCGAATCATCAACTGCGTGTTTTTATACGGGTTCAACATCACCGCGCGCACTTCAGGATAGAAGCTATCCCACGCGATTTCTGCTTCAATAGGATTCGTGCCGGCAGGCAATTTAATTGCACCATGCAAACCCAAGCCTTTGTGCTGAATTTTTTCAAATTCAACATCGGGAATTTTCACCTCGTTAGCACGCCCCATTTGGCTGTTACCATTGATGTACACATTACCATTTACGATTTGGTTAATTGAAATACTCATCGTTTCTTACTCCTATCGTTGTGAAACCAAGTTTGCCAAGTATTTGCGGGTCATTACTGAGCGATTGGTCACGCGTTCACCTGGTAGTTTTGGCGTGTAGTCATATACCAACGGAATATGCCCTTGACTAAATTCATTTACTAAATCTTCATCATAATCAAGACCTACGCTATACCCCACAATGGATTTTTGTGATCGCATGAAGGTATCAATCGTTTCAATGAAACTATCAACTAAAGCTTCATCAACCGGTAAATCCATAAACTGTAATTCTGCTTGGCGAATAGATTCATCGATAATATCGCCCGTGCGTGAAGCCACTTCAAAATTACTGATGTGGGTGACGGTTGGAAAGTTAGATGAACGATTCCCCCACAAGCGAAAGCCTGTGCCAAATGAGTTAAAAATGGTTGTGATGCCTACTGCGTTAAGCAGGTTAGTTTCGGATTGCTTATCATCAACACGCGCAGTCAGTGGAACTTCCATGCCAATCACACCGGCTAATTCACGATTTGATGAGCTAAACCAGTAGCCATGTTCCACGTCCACTTTCATTCGTAAGCCTGCTGCGTGGGTGGCTAAACTTTCAAGCTCATTACTTGAACCAATTGCATAAGGATAAAAATGTCGAACATTTTCATTACTCGCTGACGCATTGATTGTTCCCATTGGCCCACGTCCTTGAATGGCTTTAGAAAGCGATGTGCCTTTTGGTAACTGGATATACGCTTTTGCATGAAGCTGATCGGCAAGCGTACCCAATGCCGCTGCACAACTTGCAGTTTTATCAAATTCAGGGCAGATTAGAATTTTTGCGTCAGCGCCGTAAAGGTTGAAGCCATCACGCAATAACTCAAAGCCTTTGCGTTTACCACTTACCGAATCAATGCCGCCTTTAATATCTTCTTCGGTGACTTTGCTTGGGTCTGCGTAGTCGTAGGTGGCTTTTAATTCACTGTGTTTTGCTTTTAGGATAATTTCACCTGTTTGCAAATCTACGGTGTAATCGTTACCTTCCGTTAAAGTGCGGTCGGAAACTAAGGTTAAATTTAATAAGCCTGCATGAGCGGTTTGCGCACGTAATGTGTTGCTATCTTGGGTTAAAGTTTCGTCGGTGACGTTGGTTTTGTGTTTGGTCGGGTCTAATACGTTGACCACATACACTTTACCGGAGGCATAACGCGCCAAAATGTCAAAAGCATCGGGCAGTGTAAAGCCTTTATTTAAGATCACCCCAAATTTTGAAAAATCTTTGGTGGTTTGGCACACGGTGAGTTCATTCACCGCGCCAATTGGGGCTGTGCCGACAATACCGATAATTGCGCCATCGACGGTACTTACAGCAACAGAACCACCGTTTTCACGTTTTGTTTCTGTCCCATGATGAAATGCCATAGTTATCTCCTAGGGTTGATTAGGTTTATGGTTGCCCGCACGGCGAGAAAGTGCGGCGGTAAATTTAGGTAAATCTTTGGATTCGCAAAGCTCCACTTGCCACGTTTCCGTTTGCACCATCAGCTGATATTGCCAAAGTCCGTCGGCTTCACCGGCGAACTCCTCACTGACCAAACTACAGGCTGTACAGTTGGTCGGCTTAAAGCCAACTACGGCAAGGCGAATTTTATCCAACATATCCACTGCGCCATGGTCGTCATGCTGACTGCGGGCGATCACCGTGAGGGCAATCATCACTACGCGGCGTTGTTGGATAATGTCCACGCTGTCAATGCTTTCAAACTTCGAGCCGGCATATTGCACCAGCACTGCACCAAATTCGTCGGTGAGGTTGTAGTGTTCTAAATCATCAGGAAATAATTCAATGCTGAACTGTTCCGTTTTGTCTTCAATCCGCTTGCGGATGCTGTCTAAAATCGGGAGGGTGGCACTCATATTAATATCCTGATAAATCCAGTTTCTGCGGGGCTTTTGTTTTGAATTTAAGGGCGGACGGCAAGTTGTCGTCTTGGGCTGAACCGAGTTCGGTTAAACCAAGGTGTAACTTGCCGTTTTGAATTCGCTCCAAATCCTTCAAGGCTTGCGCATGGGTTTCTTTCACATTATCCGGAAAGCCTTTGCCTTCCGGACGACGTGAATACAACCAAAAACGCGCCAGTTGCAAACAGATATTACGTACAAGGGTCGGCACTTGACTTAATGGCAACACATAACGCGAGCGCAAATAGCCGTCCACGATTTCTGTGGCGTAAGCGCAGGCTTTAGCGAGCACAGCAATATCTGCTTCGGTGGCGCGTGATGTGTCGTTAGATAACGCAATCAACGTGCTTTCGCTCATCACCTCCGTTAAATCTTGTGCCGAGATGTACATTATTGCTCGTCCTTATCTTTGTTATCTTGGACGTCTTTATCAGCCTGACCGCGTTTTTTAGCTGTTTCCTGCGCTTTTTTCTCTTCCTCGGCCTTTTCCTTTGCTTCTTGTGCAGCTTTTTCAGCGGCTTCTTGTGCCGCTTTCTCTGCCGCCAAACGTTGTTTTTCGGCTTCTGCTTCAGCTTGCTGGCGCGCTGCTTCATCTTCATCTAACGCAATGTAAAGCGAGATTTTTTCCGCTTCTTCATCGGTCAGTTCGATTTTGTCGCCTTGCTCATAACGTTTACCGTTGTGCAAAATCGCCATAGCGGCAGCAACCAAATAGGCTTTTTTTTGTGTTTCGGACATGGTTATCTCCTAAAAAATAAGGTCAAAATCAACCACACTTAAAACGCGTTTAAATGCGGTTTGAATCGGGTTTAAATACAGCCTTTGATTAAGTAACCGGCGGCTTTACCCACGATGTATGGTTTGTGAATATCGGTAGTACGCACCAATTCAACTTTGCCGCCAACTTCGGTGTAGGTATCCACATACAAGCCGTTTTTACGACGCACGGTATAACCGTATGACGGCTCATAAATGTTTTGTTTTTTCTCTTTGGACGGCGGAGCGACATAAGCCAGCACAATCGCTTTCGACCAAATATCTTTCAACTCACCGCTTTCTTCGTACACCGCTTCACCGATAATCACTTTGTCGATTTTTACTAAACGGGCAAAGTCTTCCGGTGTTAATACCGCAGTAGAAACGTATTTAATTTTTTCTAATACTTTCGGGTGTTCGCTTAACACTTCCCACACATCACCGGAAATTGCGCAGACGTTTGGCTTGCGACCAGTGGTTCGCTTAATTGCGCGAATACCGGTTTTAATCACACCAATCGGGTCTGAATTAGGGTCGGTAAATTGAGACGTGCCGCTTAAAGTCACTTTGTTTGTTGTTTCGTAGTTAGCTTCGTTTAAGGCTAAGTCTGCACAAGCTTTCTCACGACCAAGGGCAATCACATCCTGAGTAACACCGGTGGCGTATTGACGCAACGGATATACACCTTCAGTTTCATTCACTTCGCGGATGTCGATTGGATATTCGATGTCGTTTTCTTCTAAAACAACGGTCAATGATCCAATATCTTCCGGTGTTAAACGGTTTGATTTTGCGCGGAGTTCGCGTTTAGTGGTTTGTAAACGGAACGCCAAACGACCGAATGTAGGGATTTTGCCGCCTTCTTTTTGCGTTTCGGCAACCGGGAATAACACTTCGGAAATCATATTGCCGTTGTAATAGCCTTGCGCGAGTTCGGTTAATACCGGGTCAACGACGCGTTGTTTTGATAAATCAGTCATTGATTTGCTCCTTTATTGAGTGATTGCGTTAAATGCGGCTGTGTAATCCACATTGTGTTCTTTCATGTAAGCACGGACTTTTTTGTCCATGTCGATGGCGTCAGCTGACGTGCCTTCGGCATATTGCACTGTGCCGTCTTCTGCGCCTGCGGCTTTGTCTTTGGTTGCCACTTCGCCAAATTCAACAATTTGCGGCTGAGCTTCCAAAAACGCTTTGATTTTGCCGTGCAGGTTTTCACCTTCACCAAACTCAACCACGCCACCTGCGGCAGTAGTCGAGCCGTAATTCAATAAATCGATGGCTTGTTGTTTCGCCACCGGGGCAAGTTTGCCCGCTTTCACTAAACCTTCGGCAAAGTCGGCATTGTCGGCTTTGGCTTGGTTAAGTGCTGCTTCAGCTTTTTCGGCTTTCAACTGTTGGTTTTCTGCCTTGAGCTGTTCGATTTCTTCAGCTGTCATTTCAGGTTCTCCTTGTGGTTCTGAAGGTTGATTGGGTTCATTAAAACTAGGCATTGGAATACCTGTTTCGTCTTGTTGATACCGCTTTAAATCATTGCGAATGGATTCTTCCTGCACGCTTGCCACTAAATAATCCGGCACGGCTTTGTCCGCTTCTTCCTGTCCGTGCGTGCCGATAATCCAATCTCGCAATCGTCGCCAAAGGCTTGCTTCCGCCCAATCTGAAAAATCCACCACGCCTTGTTCGTTGTCGGCGAATTCCGGATTGCGTAGGCCTTTCACGGCAGGTGGCATTGCGCCTAAAAAGCCGACATGGCGTAGATACAAGTTACCGGGGCAAGGATTGTTCGGACTGTTGGCAAGATAGAAAGAGGAAGAAATTTTCTTGAAGCGGCCTTTTTCAACCATCTCCGCAAATTCTGGGTCGATTTGGTCGAATTCGGCTTTAAGTACATCGCCATCCAGTTCAAGACGTTTCACCCAGCCATAAGCGGGCGCATTGTGTTTAGGGTGTCCAATAACGGCTGGTGATTCGTGAAAATTGATGTTGTAAGCGTCAACGGCTTGTTGCAAATCGGCGGTGGTGATTTCCACTTCCACGCCGTTTGCGTCAGTGCGTTTGCCTGCTTTGAAAATTTCGATTAGTTGCATAAGGTATCCTCGTTTGAATACCGTTAGCATAGAGGGAAAAGAGGCGTTTGGATTTTAAACTGCTTTAAAGGTTTTGAAGGGAAAGTTGGGGCTAAAAGCAAATTACACTTTATCTTGAAATTTAAAACGCTTTAAATGCGGTTCAAATCGCTTAAATTCGATTTAAATTTTTTGAGACGATAAATCGTATTATTTTTAGATTTAAACGCCACAGCGCGAATTTGTGGCGTTATTTTGATTTTTAGTGGTTATCTTAAATCTTGGTTAATTTGACGTTGCAAAAGTGCGGTGGCTTTTTTCAGAAGTTTTTGTTCGTCCTGAGCATTCACTCCCAACCATGGACGCGCAGGAATTTTAGACTGTTTAGCATAAACGGTATTACTCCCTTTTCCAAATTTTAACCGCTTGCCTTTCTTCGGTCTAATTACGCCACCAAACTGGTGCAGTTTGGCATATTTTGCATCGGAACCAAACTCAAGACGATTATCATCATAATTGTATGCTGTCTTTTGTGATAAATAACCACCCTGTTTTAGTATCTGATCATTTCCTTTTATTTCCCGTGTAATAGGGGAAAGGGGTTGCCATTTTTTACCATCGGGCGCAACTTCAGCTTTAAATCGGTCGGCATGAATTTTCTTCAAGGTTTCACCCA